TGCTTTTTCACGGGCAATGCCGGTCATGAACGGCGTTTCTGTAGGGGAGATATTGTAGATGATGTCGCTGAGGTCTTCCCTCAGGCCGACGGCACTGTAGGTTGTAAACGTGTTTCCAAGTAGAGCCATGACGAGATACTCCGGGGATGCTTCCCCCGGCGCGATCGGGCGAAATTAAAGGATTTCGGCGATGAGCGATCCGGCGTCGCGCACGCTGTTCGTGCGGCCCAGGCGATTGACGCGTGCCTGCAAGCGACCCCGCGGCCCGCGGTCATTGTCCTGGCTGGTGCCGGGAGCCCTGACCTGGGGAGCGACGTTGTTCCGTTTGGTGTCCGCCGATGCCGCAGCACTGATCTGCCGGTCGTAGAGCATCGCCTTGGTGGCAATGACGACCATCCGGTGATCGTAGGCCGTGCTGATTTCCTGCGGGGTGAAACCACCCCTTTCGGCAAGATAGGTGCTCAGATCCTTGCGAAGCTGAGCACCTTTCACCTGGTCGCCGTAGTCGGGCATCTTTTCGTTTAGTGCTTGATGCTCCTTGGCGACGGCCTCCCCCAGCTGCTGCTGCTGATACTGCGACAACTGAGCTTGCTGTTGCTGGAACTGTCCTTCAATCGCGCCGAGCCGGTTTCGCAGATCCTCGCGCATCGCCTGGAGCCGAACACTTTCGGCCGGGTTTTGCTGAGCAAGTGCGACCCAATCGACATTGCTGAACGCCTGTGCCTCCGGCACTGCCAGCGTCAGCATCTTTTGAAGGCCTTGCAGATACTCTTGCCTGAGAGCCACAGCCGCCTGGCGTTCGCCGTCGTAAGAACGGCGGGCTTCGGCGGCCTCCATGGTGGCTTGGGCAACAAGCGCTTCGCGTTGGCTCTCCCGCCGGACAACAGTCTGTTGCAGGGCGGGTGGGAGCTGACTAAAGGCTTGCTTTTCGTCTCCTGTCCATGACGTTGGCGCGACGATGGCAGCCGTTGCGGGCTGTTCGCGCTGACCTTCGCCTTCATCTCCGGTGGGCTCGTCGGCTCCGGTATCGGGCGGCTCTTCACCGCCGGATGGCTGCTCGGCGCGCTCCCCTCGGTCCCTGGGCGGCGCCGGCTTGTCGTCATCGGCCCCGTAGAGCAGGCCGGCGATAGCATCGCCCGCGCTCCTGGTATCGGTGACCGTATAGGTGCGTTCGGCGCCGTGATCCACGCCATTCGAGGCGGGGGGCGGCGCAGGGGTAGAGACCGCGCCGCCAGGATCGGCGGCGGCGTCTGGCGTACCAGCCATATTGAAACCCTCGGTTAGCTAGCTTGGCGCTCCGCAGCGCGGATCGTGGCAACGGAGCGGTAGATCTGAAGTTTGGCCCGCACTAGGTCGCTCGCCTTGACCGCCCGGTAGAGTTCCTCGCGACGCTCGACCTCGCTCGGCTTGGTCGCGAGCCAGAGTCGGCAGGCATCGTCGTGTATTTCCTCGAACACTCCATTCAGCACCGGATCTTGCAACAACCTCGTGGCGATCTCGGCGCGTCGCCCAGCATCAAGCGGTTCGGTTGGCTCGGGCGCGACAAGCAACGGCTCATCTTTAGGCCGCCAGAACCACCCCATCACCCGAGACCGGAGAGCCGCATCATCTGCTGCAACAGCGCCTCGTTGGCAGGGTGCTTATTGACCCAGTTTCCTAACGGATGAAGCACGGCCCCATAATCGTTGGGCGACCAAAAGTCTGTTTTGCCATAGCTCTTCAGTACGTCGAGCGCTGCGCCTGTATCGCCTGGAGGCCCCGACGGAGCGACGCCGCCGGGACGCAGCGGCACAACATCACCAATGTTCTGCGCTCCCGGCGGGTTAAGACGTTGCTGCCACATCTGCCGGTTGATTGCATCGCTTCGCTGCGGTCCTGCTTGAAGCTGCTCCTCTTGCGTCTGCCCTTGGTACGGGTAGGGCCAGGCCCCGGAGGTTTGACCGCCGTCGTAAACCGAGGGGGCCTGCACCATGTAGCGCGCAACGTTTTCCGGCACGCCCTGATCTTTGACGAGCTGACGGACACGGTCGTCGTCGCCAAGAGTGGCAGCAAACGGGTCTTGGGCCGGACCGCTCAGCAAACCAGGAGGCATTGGACCGGGCCAGCCGCCAGCCATCAGAACTCCGGCGTCGGCTGAAGGTTGGCCTTATGCGTCTCCAAGAGTGCCGCGTTGCGCGCCTTCATGCTCTCGACTTCAAGCTGGTTCGCCGCGCGCAGCCGCTCGATCGACATCGCGGTTTCCTGCTTCTGCTGCTGCAACAAGAAATCATGCTGCATCTTCTGGGTATTGAGCTGGTGCTCGTGCTGCGCCTGGAGTGTCTGCAGCGAGGCGTCGTGCTGCATCTCCATCTGCGCCTTCTGCTGGGTCAATTGCTGCTGCGCGCCCGCTTTCTGCTGATTGAGCTGACTGGCGGCCTGGGCCTTCTGTTGCCCCAGTTGCATCTCCATCTGCGCCATCTGCTGCATCTGCTGCGCTTGCGGGTCGGGCTTCGGCGGCTGCGGCGGCCCGGTCACGCTCGGCGGCGGCGGCACCGTCGGGTCCTGCACCGCAAAATTGCTCTTGAACCCGGCGTTCGCGGCAAGGCGGCTCACCGTGTCGTAGATGTTCTTGCCGTATACCAGCGGGCCGCTAAAGCCGCCTTGTCCGGTCACGATCTGCTGCTGCACGGTCAGGAGCGCCATCAGATGGCTCATGATCTGGTCGCGGTTGCCGGTGCCGAGCCCGACGCTCACCGTCACCGTCATGTCGTCTTTCCACTGCGCCGGATCGGTCTGCAGCGGGGCGCCGCTGACGCGGATGATCCGTTCCTGCTGCGCGTGCTTGCGCACCAGGCCAAGGATGCCGCGCACCATCTTCTGCACCGCGAACGCATAGATCCGCGCGATCAGCTCGACGCGCTGCGCCGCAGCCTGCTGGATCAAATTCACGCCAGTAGCTGTTTTATTTAGATCGTCTGGGTCTAATCCTTGATTGTGTCGAGATATACCTGTTCTTACTTCAGCCGTCTGATCCATGTACTCGACGAGGCCTTGCGCTTTTTCAGCCACAAAAGGCGTGATCAGCGGAGTGACGCCATCAGCCGAACGCGCGCGCACGATGCCGCCGGGCTTGCTCGTGAGAAGGTCGTCGTAAGTCTCGTCGGTGGCGGCGCTCTCGACCACCAAGTGGCGCGGGTTGTTCGTCAGGTAGATATTGTCGAGCATCTGCCGGATCAGCGTCGATTTGATGCGCTGCAAATCCATCACCAGGTCGGCGACCGACAGGCCAACCAGCTTGTGCGGCTGCGGCACCGGGCAGAGAAAATCAAATGGGACCTCGTCGACCTCCTCGATGTCCGGCTTGCCGTTCTTGGTGAGGATCACCGCGGAGCGATCGACGGTGACGACCTTCAAGAGCTCGGCCAACCCGTCGCCGTCATAATCGGCCTTGATGTAATTTTCCTCGACCCAATACATCCGCATCGGCGGGTCAGTGCGGTCGTTCGTATAAGGCATGTCGTCGTCGGGCGAAAACCGCTGCAGCCGCTCCGGGTTGTAGTCCTCGCTATCCGTCCAATCGACGCTATCGAGACAGTCCTCATCGTAGCCCTGCTGCAAAAGTTCGGTGCGCGTCGTCGGCTGGCGATGGCACAAAAACGGGATGTCGTCGCGGGTCGAACGCCGGCTGAACAAAATCTCTTCCGGCGGCACGTTCTTAACCCGGATGCGGCCCTGCTTGCGGGTCACGCGGATCTTGCAGTCGTAAAGCATCGGCCGCGGCGGAGGCGCCGGCGGCACCGGCGGCACGTTCGCCATGTTGCCAGCCTGCTGTGCCTGAGGCACAGGCGGCATACCAAGGTTGCCCATCATCGGCGGCGGCTGCGCCATCAGGCCCTGCGGTGGGCCCCCCGGCTGCGGCATCGCGCCCATTGGCGGCGGCCCGGCAAGCGCACCCGGTGGGAAAGGTTGCCCCGGCGCCAAGGTCATGGGCGGGCCCATCGGCGGCGGCTGCGGCGCGTCCTCGCCCATGCCCGACGGCGTCGGTGCCGGGTAGGAATGCTCCTCGAGGATCTCGACATCGGCGCTGGCGTCGGGATCGTCCAACGCGCCGAGCTTGGCGTTGTATTCGTCCTCGGTCAGCCCGGTAAAGGTGTTGGTCTCACGTATTTGCTCTTCAGACCACCAGCGTTTTACCCAACCAAGTTTCTGCAGCAGCCCGTCCTTGAACCAGTCGTGCAGGATCAGGAAACCATCATTGTCAACATTAAACACATGATTGACATAAAGGCTCGCCTGCCGCGCGGCCTCCTCGGGATCGAGCGGCGGCGGCATGCCGGGCGGTGTCGGAGGCGGGTTCATCCGCGTCTGGATCGGCTCCAGATTGGCGATCGTGTCGCTGGCGGTAAAGATCCGCAACAATGCCGGCAGGACCCACTCGACCGTCTCCAGCACGGTCAGCATAACCACCCGCGAACGGTTCTGCCCCGGCGGCGGGTCGGCAAACTCCTGCCCCTGGTAAGCCGCCATCAGCGACTGGCGCTCATTGCTGAGCTTGCCATTCTCCGCGCCGATCGCCTGGTTAAGTTCGCGCCGGATAATGTCCTGCAACTCATCCTTATCCATGAGCTTCTTAGGATCGCGGCGGGCAACACGCGACCGCAGCGGCCCAGGATCCTCACCCATGCTCGGAAAGAGACCGCTATCGAGCGGCGGCACCGGCCTTGACCCGAAGCGTATTGATCTGACCCTGCAGCCCACCGACAACGTTCGTCAGTTCGCTGGCCTTGCGTTCGATCTGAGCCAAAGTCTCCTGCAACACCGCGACCTGTTCCTTCATCACCGCGACCTGATCCTCCACCGCGCGCGCGCGGAGTGCGTCGGAGACGCTCATTTACGCTTGCTTTCGCTCTTGCTCTCGCTGTGCGAGGCCGATGCGGCCATAAGCGCCGGCACCACGATCGCATTCGACGGCGGCGCGGTGCCTTCGCCCAGCACGTTGGTCGCCGTCACCACACAAGTGAGGCTGTGCCCGACATCAGTGTCGGCGACGACATAATCCGCGCCGGTGCCGACCTCGACAGTGCCGTCGCTCATCCACTTGCCGACATAGCCGTCGGCTCACCCGTCCAATTGCCCATCGTGCAATGGAGGCTCGATCCGACATCGGCGGTGCCCGACACAAACGGGATATCGACATTGACCGGCCGCCCCGCGGGCACGCCTGCCGCCATCGCGGCTTCCATCAATCGGCTAAAGTCGCTCATGTGCCCTCCATCCTTAAACCACGGCAAAAAACTGGTTCCCTTTAAGCGCACTTGATCGGGTCAGACGGCGGCCCGGTAGTGGACCCCGCGGCATTCACTGCCGTTACCGTGCAGCGCATCAGATGACCGCTGTCACCCGCCGCCAGCGTGTAGGTCGAAGTATTGGTGCCGACATTCGCTCCTGCGCTCGTCCATTGGTAGGCGTAGCTGCTCGGCGCGTTGGTCCAAACCCCCTGCGTCGCCGTCAACACCTGACCCACCGTCCCGGTGCCGCTGATCGTGGCAACAGCACGGTGTTCCGGCGGAAACGTGCCGGAAACAAAGTTCTTTTCCATCCACCGCGAATAGCCACTCATCGCAGGTCTCCTTAGACGACTGCCAAATCGGGATACTTGATCGGCCGAGCGCTGCCGGCGTTGCGCACATTGGCGAGCGCCCAATACCGCAGCGCGTCCGAATTATGGACTACGGCCCCGTTCTCTAGCGAGAACCAGTGACCATCAGGGACGGTGATATCCCAAACATCACTCTGTTCTGAGAGCCTTTTGACGCTTGAGATACGCAATAGATTTGCAGGGCGTGCAGCAATAAAGCTGCGTCCTGCCGTTCGCGCGAACCAATGCCAAATATTCCTTGCCGCACTCCAGGCACCTGGCTGGCTCACGTTTCCATTTAGTCCAGCTTTTTGACTGCTTTGCCTGCCTGCTGTGCCACAATCTCCCCTCAGGAGAAGCATGCCATTCAGCCGCTCTCTGCCGCGCTTCGGCCCCGATCTCGCGAGAATAACGCGCTCTGACCTTCTTAAGGTGTTCGACAGAAGGGAGGCATTCGAGATTTCCCAATCGAGAGTTACGAAGGTCCCCGTCT